CCTTTTATTGTGGTACCTAATGCTAAAAATGATTTTTGTTGTGCTCCTACTGAACTTTGAACATTGCTTTTTAGATTGTTGACACCTCTAGTGGCAGATTGCATTGCCTTTGCAGTTTTATCTTTGGCTAGAATATCAATATTTATATTTTTAGATGCCACTTCTTGCCTTCGCTATTCTTTCCTGCCTATCTCGTTCTTCTTTTTGAAGTTCAAAATATGCTATCCACATATTAAACTCCTCTACTGGCATTTGCAATATTTCAGATGCTGTCTTGTGTAATCTTTCAGCTAAACCAAAAATATTATGTAACTCATTGTTATTTTTTAGTTTTTTTTAGTTTCTTCAATATCTGAACCAGTACCCATAATTTGAGTTGCAACATCTGCAATAACGTTTGTATCCGCTTTTGTTTTAAACTTTAAAATATG